AGGATCAATGGTATGCTGGTTACATAAGAACAACAGTATTCTTAGGAAATCACAGTATCCATTGTATCCATGAACCTGGAGAAGTCAAGATGACACCACATGCCGTGGCGGATGAAACAAATGATCTAAACCCGGAAGAAATTATTAGGACTTGCCCAAATTGTGGCGCGACCCTGGAAGACGTTAAATGCAAACTTGTGTGCCGGTGTGGGTACTACGCATCGTGTTCTGACTACCTCTGATTGCAAGAATTCCATTTCTTGTGTATGCTTTGGCCGAAGGGAGGTCAAATGGGACAAAAAATTGTAAACCCGAGCGTTGAGCCGTGGAAAATACAGCGCGTATTGATGTTGAAGTCTCCACCAGAAGTGACCAACATTACGCACGCATGCGCATTACTTGCAAAAAGCTACGGGGTTTCTCAGGAAACCTTAAGGTGCTATGCGTCGACAGGGGTACCAGCAAGGTCAAAAATTGCAAAAAAGATTCTTCGTGATTTTAAAGAGATGGAAGACGAAAATTACGGCATAGATATAAAAATCACCGAAGCGGAAAAGCAACTGCTTAACTCCCTTGAGGCGTTGATTGAAGCGTTTTCCGACTCGCAAAAACTTTTGACGCAAATCAAAAAATCCATAAGAGAAAAAATTGAGGTGGCAAATGATCGTAGATGATTTAATCCCCCTAGCGACACCGCTAGACTCCCTTAAGCCTTGGAGTAAAAATCCACGGAAGGGAGACGTTGGGGCAATTGCAAAATCCCTTGCAAAGTTTGGGCAGCGCAGGCCAATTGTTGCGCGCAGGAGCACCAACGAGGTTATTGCTGGCAACCACACTCTTGCTGCGGCAAAACAGCTTGGATGGAAGCAGATTGCCGTAGTCTGGGTTGAAGATGACGATCAAACTGCAACCGCTTTTGCGCTTGCCGATAACAGAACGCAAGACCTTGGCTATTACGATGAAGAGATGCTTGAAGAGTTGATCGGCAGCCTGACAGAGCAAGATTTGATTTTTGCCAGCGGGTACGGCGATGGGGAAATGGAAATACCCTCACCAGATCAAGGTGTGGGAGTAGGTGGGTTTTCCGTTCCTGACCCCAACGCAATCACAACGCAATATACGGACTCAGTGGACGGCACAATTGCACAAAGGACAGCACCAAACCTTGACCCCAACATGGCAATGATTGTTAAAATCGGCGGCATTGAACTGCGCTTAGAGCGCCAAGAGGCCGAGCCGCTTGTTAACTGTTATCGCAGGTACGTTGAAAAAAAGGGAACCGCTACGGGGTTTTTCCTCTGGCTCATTGAGGGGCGAGGAACTCCGGAGTGAAGAGCCGCCCCGATGGAAAAGGAGGAACCATCGGGGCGGCAGGGCGATACGCCCAGCGGCGGGGCATGGAAACCGCCGCAAGGTAACAATAGATCACCAGAATCTTATGTCAAGACCTTTATATTTTTTGTGTTAGGCTATTGCCATGGCAGCAAAAATCGCACAAAAGAAAGCACCAACCCAGGGCCCAGTTGTGAAGATGACAAAAAGGGCTTGTTTTGAGTGCGGCTCAAAGCTGATGTCCGATGGGATATACACCTACCGAGAGATCGTATTTACCGGACTTTCGAAGCGATCTCTTTTCAGGTACACTTGCAAGCAACACACGAAGAGGACCAATGATGGAAAGAAATGATCCGCGTCCAGTTCTTTGTGACGTTTGCAAGGTCAGAAAAAGCGACTGCGTAACGGTTGGGATGGATTCCGGAAACGGTTACCGAAATCGCAACGTGTGCATGGAGTGTTTGCCAATGCTTGGCTCAAGAAAAAAAGGAGAAGGGAATGAATCTAGTTGATTTTTCTACGCCGATAGCAATCGGGCTATCAGTATCGGCCGTTTGGCACGCGAATGTTTTATTTGCGGTGATGCAAAAAGAACCCGGCCACCCAAAGCGCCTTGCCATCGCCGTCGCGTTTTTTATATTTATATCTAACGTTTCGGGCGCAATGTGGGCAGCAAGGATTGTGTTGGAGCTTTCCAAGTGACCGAAAGCAACACGTTTGAAGAAGAATTTTCGAAACTATTTAATCAAGCATTTGACCTTCTGGTGGACAGACAGGCAAAGTATGGAAATGTGAACATCCAGCAGCTAGGATTGCACGGGGTCCTTAGTAGGATTGCAAACGACAAAGTGTCTCGAGTCATGAAGAATTTGAATGGCACAATTGTCGATGGCAAGGTCCTGCTGGATCCCATAAAAGAAAACCATGCCGACGAGGCGTTTGAAGACGCCTTGTTCGATATAGCCAATTATGCCTTGATAGCCATCGCGCTTAAGCGCGGCACTTGGGGCAAGCCTCTTGAAGGGAAGACCAGATGGGAAATGTCACGGACGCAAAGTCCAGATACGAAATTATACACATTGGCCAGCACGGCCAGGAATGGGTTGCGGTCATCTGGGATAAGAGAGAGAAGCGAATTGCGGGCAGCGCAAACGGAAAGAATCTCGACAAGGTTGTCGAGACATGTAAAGAGCTGATACGTAGCCTTTAGTCTCCTGGAAATAAGCAATGCGTGATGTATGATTGCGCAATGCACGAGATAGAAAAGTCTCTAGCCTGGAGCAAGTCTAACAGCGATTCTGTGGACAGCTTTTACGACGCTTCTTTCAGCGCAACCCTTAAACATTTGCCCGGAAGAAACCGCGCGTCAAGAGCCGAGGGAATAGTTTTAGAAATCTACCGCTCCATATCCAACATAATCCAAATACTTGGCGTGGACGAAGACCTTGAATCCGTGATGGTCAAATATGTTACACCGGAAGAGACCGGAGGCATATGGACATTTGACGTAAGGTTTTCAATATGCGGAGAAAGCAAGCAGGTACTTGCTGCGGCAATTAGCCTTTCCGAAATAAAGCTAAGTGTTGATGGCGAACTTAAGAACTTCATTGGGGACCGGGCGAATGAGCGCAGCTGATAAGTCGATAGCCAGGATCTCCAGGTCAATAGAGGCCGCCATGTCAGAAGAATACGAAAGCCTTCCGGGGAGAGTAGACTCCGTATCAAGGCTTTCATATATCTTGGGTCTGCAGAGGGCTTCTGTGATAATTGAGGAAGAAATTACAAAAGAGGGGATTGGCGCCGAAGATGTACTCCCAAAACAACGAGGAAGAAACAATACTAAGAAAGTTTCAGGGGGAAACCGGGGCATTTCTTGACCTGGGCGCCTACGACGGAATAAAGCTTAGCAACACAAGGGCGCTTTTTGAGCTTGGTTGGAGCGGCGCGCTAATAGACGGATCATCATTTTCGTTTTCCAGGCTTTTTGACCTTTATTCCGGAAGAAACGAAATGCTTCTCATCAATGCCATGGTGACAAATCTGGAACCCCCAATTGAAAGAATACAAAAAATGTGGGAAGCACCACACTCCGGAGTTTCAACAATTGATCAAAAAAACTACGAGAAATGGAAAAACGAAAAGTTTGCCGGAGCTGAGAGCTATTCTGGGTTCCGGGAAATATACGTTCCAGTTGTAACAATAAGAGAGATACTAGATATTGTAAAAGATAGATTTAAGATTCTTGATTTTGTTTCAATTGATATAGAGGGTTCTTCCGCAAGCATAGCAATGAAATTTGACCCAGACGAATTTTCAACTAGAATGGTATGCGTGGAGCATGATAGCCGAATTGACGAGATAGTCGAGTACTATAATAAATATGGCTTTTCTGTAAGTTCCGCAAATCAGGAAAACATCATAATGGAGAGATAGCATGAAGCCAAAAGCAAAACTAATTTCAATGACTAGGCCGTGGAGCAATACTGGCGAGAGTGAATTTCAGCATGCATTAGATATCATTGAATATTCCGGCAGGGTTGACTACGGTGATAAGTCTCTTGCAAAAATGGGAGATCGAGAAATAATTAGGAGATGGATTGATTCCGGCCACCAATCTATGATCGAAATGGCAGATGCCACCTTCTCAATTGAATGCTCTCGGGTTGTTAGCCATGAGCTTGTTCGGCATCGGGTAGCCTCGTTCCAACAGGAGAGCCAAAGGTACGTTAAGTACGACGAGGAAGATCCAGAGGCGCTTTTCTTTATGCCCCCAGAGATAGCCGAAGACAGCAGCGCGGCCGAAATATTCAAAGATGCCGTTGAGAACTCTCTCAGGGCTTACAAATCGTTAAGGGCTCTTGAGGTAAAGGGTCAATTCGCAAGGTATGTCTTGCCAAACGCAACCAGAACAAGGATCATCATGAAGGCAAATTTGCGCGAATGGAGGCACATATTGCTTCTTAGGATGCATTCTTCGGCGCAGCCGGAAATACAGGAAATAGCAAAGATGATTTTATCTGAATTGTTGCCCAATTTCCCAGAGATTTTTGGGGATATTCAAGGCATTATTGACGCTGGGGAGAGACAAAATAGATGAGTTTATTGGCTATTGACTAATAGCATGCGACAGACGTATCATCTTAGTGTCAACACTTTAGTATCACCTATGGAGGGTTTTGAGCGTGAATAAGGGCGGCATGACCAGAAAAGAGGCGGTCTTCAATCTCCTTAAAGAAAACCTCAACGAGTGGATTGATGGCCCAGACATTGCAAACCCAGAAATTGGTGGGAGCGAGGGACTAAAGCGAGTTCGCGAACTCCGGGAAGATGGCCATAGCATCGAGACCCGAAAACACCCCGTAAAAAAGAGGGATATTTGGCAGTACCGCCTTGTTGGCTCCGGGGCAAAGCTCGGAACCTGGGTTTGCTCTAGATGCGGAGACTCAACTGAGAAAAGGCCAGAAGAGGCGCTCAGGAAGAGCATTGCAGAGAATATGGCCATGGCCCCCTGCCTAAAGTGCAGGAAGTCTACCGTTTGGCAGTTTAAGTCGCGATAGTTCTCTTCGCGGAAGTAAAGTAAAAACCCGAGCTTCCGACGTCTGCGGCATAAACCAAGGCGTCAACCATGTCGTCGTGCTCGCTGTTTGGGAATGAAAGCATTTCAGATTCCATCTGTTTGATTCCCGGCCCACCCTTCAAGTGGAATACCTTCCCCGCCTCATACCTTGCGGCAAGAGACCTTGACCTAAAAACCTTATCTCTCTCGGGCCTAACGCCTCGAGCAGGAAGCCTAGTTTCGGTCACAAGCTCCCGAACAAAAGTCGACTGATACTGAACGGCTTCAATATTTATTTCAGTCATCCTGCGGGGCTCGTCGCCCCAAACGTCACGCTGCCCCCTGAGCCCAACAAAGCGCGCTGGCCAAAGAACCTTCGGGCTGCTGGCGTCGTCAATAAGAGACCCTTCTTTATCAACACCAGTGAGCCACTTCTGGTGTCCTTGTTGAATTCTTGTTCGATATGCCCCAACTACATAGAGATTGTGCTCCTCGTCCTCAACAACCTCAACAGCAGCAGTATAGTCAGATCTTTCGCGCTCTGATGCCGCAAGGTCAACCCCCATTCTTCTTGCCCCAGGCGGTATCGCATCAATATATTGGAAATGTTCATATCTGAAAATATTTCCACCCATCGATGTAACGTCATTCTGGTACTGGAGATTGAAAATAGGAGTCCCAAGCTCCTCTCTTTTCTGGTCAAGAGCTTCGGCGGTATACATCTCTGGCCAGAGCGGTCCAGAATCCTCCATGGCACGCCTAAGGTATGTCGGCATTCCTTTGCTGGTCAACTCAGCGTAGAAGTCATCCTCGTGCCATCTTGTTCCGATATACCATCTTGTTGATCCCGGGACAAGCATCGGATCTATCACTTGCCAATATGTCTCACTTGCCTTCTGCCTCTGCGTCGGAGTAGCATTCTCCTTCATTCCAACGATGTCGTCTGCGATCACAAGATCAAGACGCGGCCCGGGCTTAATTGATGTCAGGCCATCAGCAAAACAAGTTGCGTCCTTGCCAAGATTAACCCCCTTAATGGTCCAAACCTCGTCAGTCCATTTTGACCCAGCAACGCCGCGAGCGGCCCAAGGAAAAATCTCTGCAAATTTTGCAGACTCTATAATTGTTTTTATTGCCCTTGACCGCGCAAGCGCGTCAGAAAGAACAGAAGTTACAATGCCTATCCTAATTTTTCCCTCAGCAAGGCCAATCATTCTGGCGGTCCTATGGATAAGCATTGTGGTCTTTGCGTGCCCTCTAGGCATTAAGACAAGGCCCCTATCATGATTATTCAGGAATTGTTCCATTTCTCTTAAGTGTCTCGGGAATATAAGGTCGCTTACATACTCCGCAAACGCAGCGTCTGAAGATTGCGCCTGAACGCGCAACCATTCACGATACTGCTCGTTACTGGGCGGAGCTGGTGCTTTCGACTTGTTTCGCTGCTGCTTCGACTTCGTCGGCATTTTTCTCCAAATCCTCTGCCCAAATTTTTAATCTTGACGAAAGCTCTCCGGCAGTAAGGCTATCTATCTCGTGCGGCGTTCTGGATATTTCAATAGCCGCGCCATCTACGCCGCTAACCTCTTGCCTGACTGGGGCATATGCACCAGCAAGCTTAGCAACTTTATCAAGAATCTCTATTTGTATTTTCAGATATTGTATTTCCATCCCAGATCCACGCGCCTTCGAGGCGCCAATTGCCGCCTGTTGCCCAATCATTCTTGCCCTTTGGATTAACTCAGCGCGGGTGAGAGTCTGGTCAGGCTGGTCCTCTGCCCACTTTTTGCGAATTGCACGTATGTGCTCCCTAACCGTATGAACAGAAAGATCAGTGGCTTGGGAAATTTGCGCAGTCGGCACGCCATTAAGCAGAAGCTGAGTTATGCGCTCCCGCAACGCGTCTATTTGCGCCTGTGGTTTTCTTCCTGGTTTTCCCATGTCAGAAGTATACAACAAAGGCAACGCAAAACCACACAATGTTGACTTTGGCAATATGTGAGGCACAATCTTGGCATGCCTGCCAACATTTATGACATCATTTGCGAGCAAGGGACTACACTGGCGCGTGTTGTTGTCTACAAAGACGCCCTCGGAAGTCCAATTAACATAAGTTCATACTCCGGGAGAATGAAAGTCAGAAAAACAAAAAGTTCTCAAGAGGCTTATATTTCCCTAACAACCCCCAGCTCTGGAATTTCCTTGCAATCTAACGGGGAAATTGAAATAACTATACCGGCGGCAACTACTGCAAGAATACCTTCTGGTAATTATCGCTACGACTTGGAAATAATTTCCCCGTCTGGCGTGGTCGTCAGGGTAATTGAAGGAGAATTTAAAGTGTCTGGTGAGATTACAAGATGACAGATGATTTTAATGTAATTCTTGATTCTGATAATCAAGTCAATGCTACGGTTAGCACTACGACCACTATTATATCTGGCTCCGCAACGTATGTGCATACCCAGGCATCGGCGTCTTCATCGTGGGTAATCACGCACAGCCTTGGCAGAAGGCCAAGCGTGACCATAGTAGACAGCGGCGGGAATTTGCAAATTGGCGATGTGTTGTATAACTCGGATAATCAGATTACAGTAAATTTCTCAGCCGCATTTGGCGGCTATGCATATTTAAACTGAGGAGAACGCCAACATGAAGGTCCTGACGAGTCTAGACGTACGAAGTTTCCTTAACCTTAACCAGAACGAACTTCGAAACGCGGTCATTCAGGTCCTTGCGGCACCTCCGGCGACCCCGGTAACTGGTCAAATCTACTACAACTCCGATTCAAATGATGGGGCAGTTGGACTTCTTATCTACGATGGAGCTGCTTGGCAGCCAGTCGGTTCGATTGACGGCATTGAGGTAACTGGACCAATCCAGAAGTCAACCTCGGGCGGGACCGTCACCATATCCATTAGCGCAGCGGACGGATCAAACGCTGGCTCAATGTCCGCTGCTCACTATACGCTTGTTAACGGCGCAACTGATGCAAACACCGCAAGCACGATTGTTAAGCGCGATGCTTCAGGAAACTTCTCCGCCGGAACAATTAGCGCAGCAACTGTAAGCATTTCTGGGTCTGTCACGAATGCCACAGATGCCGCCACAAAGGCATACGTTGATAGCGTAGCAACCGGGCTTGATGTTAAGGCCTCAGTGCGAGTTGCTACTACTGCGAGTGTAAACCTTTCCAACGCGCTTGAGAACGGCGATGTGATTGACGGGGTAACGCTTGTCACTGGTAACCGAGTGCTCGTCAAGGACCAGTCAACCGGCTCCCAGAACGGTATCTACGTTGTTCAGGCTTCTGGTGCTGCCGTTCGTGCAACTGATGCAGATGCAAGCGCAGAGGTAACCTCTGGGCTATTCACATTCGTTGAGGAAGGCACATCTTACGGAAACACGGGTTGGGTTCTTACTACCGATAACCCAATAACGCTTGGAACTACTGCGCTTGTCTTCAATCAATTCTCTGGAGCAGCAACAGTCACTGGCGGAAATGGCCTCACCCTCACGGGAACTGATCTTGCCGTAAATGTTGACGGTTCAACGATTGAGATTTCGGCAGATACCCTTCGCGTCAAGGATGCTGGAATCACGTCGGCAAAGCTTGCGACTGGCGCAGTTGACCTTACCGCAACAACGGTAACTGGAACACTTCCGGTTGCTAAGGGCGGTACTGGTGCAACAACCGCATCAGACAACTACGTCTTTGCTGGACCAGCAACTGGCGGTCCGTCTGCCCCTTCGTTCCGAGCACTTGTTGCTTCGGATATCCCAAGCCACAGCACTGACAAGCTCACAAGCGGCACCCTGGGTGTTGCCCGTGGCGGCACTGGCGCCTCAACATTTACTGCCGGTATCGTTAAGTCAACTGGCGGAACTGATGCGCTGACGACGGGAAGCACCGTATCGCTTACCTCTGAGGTCAGCGGAACGCTTCCTGTTGCCAACGGTGGTACTGGCGCGACAACCCTCACTAGCAATGGCGTTATCATCGGGGCTGGCACTGGAGCACTTGCTGCGACCACTGCTGGTACTGGCAACCAGGTTCTGCGCGTTCCAAGCGGCGGTGGCGCACCTGCGTTTGGTGCCATTGACGTCAGCTCGGCATCTGCTGTCACTGGCGCACTTGCCATCACAAACGGCGGTACTGGACAGACAACTGCAGCAGCTGCGCTTGCGGCACTTGGCGGCACTCAGAAGTATTCATCCCTTGTCGGGGACGCTGCTTCAACAACCATTACCGTGACCCATAACTTCAATACCAAGGATGTGGTTGTTGAGGTATATGAGGTCGCCAGTGGCTATGAGAAGGTCTACCCAGACATTAAGCATGCTACTGTTGACACGATTGACCTTGTGTTTGCCTCTGCCCCAACCAGCAACCAGTACAAGGTTGTTATAATCGGGTAAACTCCCCATGGAGGTAACCCGTGCCTAAGCTACTCAATAAGACAAATCTACCGAATTACGCCAACGCCCCGTCGTCCCCGACGAATGGGGATATCTACTACAACACCACGGATCACATCGTATACGCACGAGTAAACGGTGCGTGGGTTGACCTTGGAGCTGGTGGTGGCGGCGCAGGTGACATCACTGAAGTTGTTGCCGGAAACGGTCTCGGCGGCGGAGCAACAACTGGATCGGCAACTCTATACATTGATACGTCTGTAGTTGCAACGCTTGGCGGTACTCAGACATTTACCAACAAGACTCTTACCAGCCCAACGCTAACTTCCCCCGCGCTTGGAACGCCAACATCTATCAATCTTTCCAACGCGACAAACTTGCCCGGATCTGCTCTGCCATCCTTTGGGGCTGCTGGGACATATGCAAAGGTAACCACTGATAGCACTGGTCGCATCAGCAGCGGAACCGTTCTTGCTGATACCGACATCCCAACACTCTCATCTTCAAAGATCAGCGGAACTGCTGTAACTCTTTCTGGCTTTGAGACGATATCCAACAAAACCTTTACTGCTCCAGTTATCAGTTCTGCTGGGGCCGCATTCATTGGATCTACAAGCGGAACTGTAACGCTTAACGCTCAAGCAGTTGCTGGTATCGGAACGGTCACGCTTGCCACAAGCGGAACGATGCTTACAAGCTCAAGCACGCTATCAGCTGCAAACCTCAGCGGGACAATACCTGGGACCGTCCTTGGCAAAGCCTCTATCACTTACACGGCATCGGGAAGTGCCTCAATCACCACTCGCAACGTCGGAGATATTTGGATTGACTCCACCGATACAACCACATATACGGCCGGAATCCCAGTTACAGCGTTTGACGCCAAGGGGGATTTCCTGGTTGGGACCGGAGCAGATACCTATACCGTTCTTCCTACTGGTACTGCAGGGCAGACGCTCGTCGCATCTGGCACCTCTGGGGCTTCTCCGTATTACACATGGGCGGATAGAGCAACTGTCAATCAATATTCAACTGCGGGAAGCTTTTCCTGGGTAAAGCCAACAGGCGCAAAAGCTGTATATGTGCTTGTGGTTGGCGGAGGAGGCGGTGGTGGCAGCGGAGCAAGAATTAACGAATCAGCAAGTGCTATTTATTCTGGAGGAGGCTGCGGCGGTGGCGGTGGCGGCTTTGTTCAGCGCTGGATTGATGCC